TTTTTTAAATGGTAACATTACAAAACCATTACAATAACAATCTACAACATCATATAAATTACTATTCTTCATTATAATAATATTGGACATTAACAGCATTTGCAAGGTATTGGAATTGTTTTCTCTCTTGTTGATCATACCCAATATATACATCATAAAAATCAGATGAGTCCCCTACAATAATTGAAATTTGTTCTAATTTTATTTCTTTAATGCACTCGTTTTTATGTTGATGCTTATTATATGGATTGTCTGTTAATCTACATACATAATTACCATTAGGTTGTTGTGAAAACGCTTCAAAAACTGACAATATCTTTTGTTTCATTTTAGTTAATTTTCACCAAAGGTAAATCATCTAAACCTAATTTCCAAATATTTTAAGGATTATTTTTGCTCTTTAGGGGGTTTTGTTTTTTCTTCTCAAACTTAATGAAAAAATAAGTTCCAAGTCCCGCCCCCATCATAATGGGTAGCATATACCAGGGATTCTCTGTGTATTTTATTACCCCTATTGCCGATATACCATACATCGCTACACTAATACTAGCTGATAATACTGCTTTTAATTGTTGAACTGAAATTATGAACCAAGAATATAAAATATCAAAACAGAAATAAACTCCGAATAGAATTACACAAGTCCAAAAGTTTACTTCTGCAAGCATAGGCTTTCATTTTATGGTAGATTAAGTGCACCCTGCCCTTCCATTGAAGTTGGTTGATTTTGTGGTATGTTTTCGCCTAATGGCATATTAGGTGATATATTATTACTTTCGGGGGCGATAGTGCCTTCTGCACCCATCGGTGGCGTTGCGGGGGCAATATTCTGCAACGCATTGAAACTATCCATACGATGTAGCATGGATTTAGCCTTGGCAAATTTGCCTATCAGTTGCGGGTCGCTAAGTCCTTCGGGGGACTGTGCTAAAATATTCTCAAAAATCTTAAGTTCATCTGCTGCCGATATCATTTGCCTGATGTATTAACGGTTAATCCTTTTTCCGCATTGGCGGCTTCCTGTAATTGCTTTAAGTAATCCATATTAAACTGCTTGGTGAGCAGTGAATCTTTCACATTGCCACGCATAGTTTCTTCGGCCATCTTCGTTTTACCCGTAGTTTCTATTTTAGCAAGTTCTCCCTGTGTCTTAACTTGTTCATTTTGTGCATTCATCTCTGCCTGTACCTGCATATTGCTTTCAGCTTGCTTTTGCGCTTCCTGTTTGTTTTTCTCAATAGCATATTCTAATTCCTTTTCGAGGTCAAGCAAATCTGCGCCATTTTCGAGCATAGACATGAAATATATGGCATCATTAAGGTCTATGCCTGGTCTCTGCTCACGAGTGTTCTGAAGAGCAATATTAATCCAGTTCTCAAACCTCATCTTCTGCTTCTGATCGGGTTTTGGTTTGAGTGTCATACCATATTGCACTCCCTCGCTTTCCATCATAACCACAGCACTCATATCATGTGGTGCAATAATCCCCTCATAAGCACTTCTTATCTTTGCGGAGTTCCTTAATCCCAGTTGCAAACGTCTCATCATACTTGACGCAACACTGCCCTTGATCTCAAAGATAGCATCAAGTATAGGCTTTAGCACGTTAGTGGTTGCCTGCATGGCTGCTTCGGTAGTCCCCACGGGCGCATTGGGATCGGGCGTAGAACCAAGAGAAACAGGATTGATACCAGTTATTTTTTCGAGTTCCCAATACATCATTTCAAGGGCTTTCATAGTCTCTTCAACCCTTGTACCAAGACCTCCTTCTATTGGAACAACGGGTAATGCCATACCCCCCGAATAAGTTCCTGTTGGTGTATTGCCATAAGAGAAGAGTAATCGTCCTGTCTGATTGAATAATTTCATTACCTCGTTAACCTTTAACTTTTGCCCGCCAAAGGTTACATTAGCAATCATTGAAGTATTGATCGCATATCCTCTCTCTATCATCATAGCAAGTGAGTTCTGCCATCTGAGAAACATCTGACAAATCTGATCGAGTATTGGAATCATCCTCTTGAGAAGAGAGGGTTGAAGTAGTTGCTCAACATGGAAGGTAAGTTGTGGTTTGGATAATCCTTCACGGGATGCCATCTGCACGGGGCCATAATCGAATACGTAATCTGTATTGAGAACCCAATAGCAAGAACGTACCACTCTTTTGAACACATGACGCACTTCTTGATTCGCACCTGCATTAATCTTATCCTGACTTAAAGGTTTAACTTCAGCATCGTATCTGAGGTCTATGATAGTATCTCGCCCCCTGACACTCTTATAATACAACTTCTTCTGTATATCTGTATCAATCCATTCACATTCAAAAACAGGTACTTTAAAACCATCATATCTGTAAGTTCCCGTTGTGGGATCAAGTTCTGAATAGAAGTTCTGCCATCTGTCTCTTGGATTACCATAGAGGGTATAACAGGCTCTTGCGAGGTTCTGCCATTGATTTTCGGGTACATCGGGAAGTTTATCTCTAAGGTTAGATATCGTCCAATAACAGAAATACCCCGCATATTCCGAATCCTTATAATCATACTCATTGGAGAACTGCATAACCAATCTGGCGGGATCAATATATTTGCATTTCCATTTTGAATCTTCCGAATCGAAATAATCCCTGACCGCCCCATAGTTCAAAACAATAAGATCGTCTATTACTTTCTTCCTTACTGTTCCGTCCCAATCTGATATATTGAATGAATGTCTTACGAGTTTCTGCATAGCTCTTGCTACATTCAGTTTAAAGCCATCCTTCGCCTCAAACATTGCAAGTTCTTCAACCGACTTCGGAAAAACAACATTCTCATCAACGGGGATACCTGCTCTTTTCTTATACTCAATCTGCCAATCAGCATTCTGAGCCTCTACAAGTTTAATGAATTTCTGCTCTTCTTTAAGGGCTTTAGAGTTGGCATCTATGGTATCCACAAAACAGTCAAAATCCATTTTGTCCATCATGCCATGAATCGCATTCATTATCTGGGGTGCGGGCGAGACGTTCTGCCACATCAGGTTCATCCATCCCTCACGTTTACTTATGCGTCCTACAGGGGTGTCGTCAAATACATCTATCGTAGAGGCGGCTTCGCCTGTATCGGAATTGTTATTTAAAAGCCACGATTTATATTGGTTTACGTCTTGCTCACCCCGACTATAATCCCGACATATCGCAAAGTCCTTATACCCCGTTATTCCCCACGAAGTCTTATTACGCAAAAATAAACTATAGATAGCCTGACAATTCTTCCGATGGTAGGCATCACCTTTAAGTTTAGGATCAATATCGTGACTCGGGAATCCCCATTCGCTCGAGGAATATTCCACCATGACAGGAATCATAATCGCAATGTTTTAATTAATTGCAAAGATAATCACTTTTTAGGGAATACTATTTGGTCTTTTTTATCCAATGCCCCTTTTCATCACGGGGTCTAGTTCGCAATGGCTCCTTATCTCGTGTTTCCCACATTTTCAGTACTTTGAGTACTAATATCCTAATATTTTTAATGAAATATTTCTAATACACTCTTTTTTTCAATCCCCAACCATCTAAATCAATAACATCGCTATTATCAAAATTGGACATTATTTGACGATAACGGGATTTAGACCCAAGCAGGCACATGCCAAATGCCACAAAGAGGTCGTTACGAGTAGCATCCTCCACACCCCGAATATTCTTTATCTGTAACAACAAGTCATCGTGTTCCTCCCTTTCACCGTGAAACTCTATGTAGTCCTTGTACTCCCTGAATATCTCTTGCAGGACATCATTGGTGGTGTATCGCCCTGGCAGACTTTTCATCCTGCCTGTCATCAGATCAAGATCATAAAGGGCGTAACCGCCATAACCCCTGTCAAACATGAACTCAATAAATCTTTCCACGTTCTGCTCGGGATAAATCATCGCTCCGAAATATTGAGCAGCCATAAGAACATCTTCCATAAACTCCATCTGTGTTGGGGGACGATAATCATAAGACAAAATACACCTATTGCTGTTCGGATACGCATCATCTTTCTCCCACTTAATAGCTATTCCCCCATTACTTTGGCGGGAATTTGAAGATGTGCCACCAAAGCGTGCAGTCTGTTTCGCCTGTACTGGTGTCAGATTGCGGAACATATCAACGCCAAGAGTAAACCTCTCACCATGT